GGAAAATATACAAGGTTCGAATTACAATGTTTTTGTTTCGTCTAAACGGTTTTTCAACTAAAACTAAGGCAAACTAATACTAAATATACTATTCTACTTATTCTATAAGAGCAGGGGAGGCGGGATTTATGCGAAGTTATGTAACCACTCGCGGTCAAAAACACTCCATGGAATACAAATGGGGTTCTTTCCGATACTGTCTAATCCAACATTCACTTTTTGCAAATGTTCGTCGTAAAAACTGGGTCCGTGATGATACGCAAAACGAAGAGAATCTAATAAATTTGTCATCAATGCTTCGTGCTTGTCGGGGCATACTTTAATCCAATTCACCAACTCGTGAATTACATAACTTTCGATAGGGGCCAAATAGCGCCCTGCAATTTTGGGGTGTTCTAAGAAGCTTCTTTTGAGGAAAGAAAGCTGGGAAACAGGTTTCAGAGGTCCAAATTTACTCTTTTTGTCGGCGGGGCCGTAACTTAATCCATACTTAGAAAGGGTGGTCGCGATGTTATCTCCATTATAAAAATCTAATTCGGGGGGAATCGCAGAGAGGTTATCATCTCCATAAAAGCGCCAGCATATCTTCTTGTCGTATACATGCAGTGAATCCAAACCAATTGCTTTGGGTTCCTTGCGTGCAATTAACAAATATGCCATTGCCATGTAGAACATGTTAACCAGGGAATTGTCGATGGTGGTCAAAAGGTCACCAGAGTTCATACCCTTCGAAGACTGGTACACTAGGTTTCCACAAATGTGGACCGAGTGGATCAGACTCTCGGAGTAGCAAGCTCTGGCGAGTGTATTACCATCAGAATACACTCTGTTTTTGATGTCGTTGACGCGGGCCATCACCTCGGCCATCTGCGAGCCATCAAACTCGCCATGGTCTCCATCCAGGCCAACGGGGGAATAACTTTTCAAATCTTCTAATAATTTAGTCCATTCGGGGCCATTAACATCTATTCCTACCATTATTCCTATCTCGTGGCGCAGCTCCATCATTGCAGCGATGAAATCTCCATACAAAATCTTTCCAACGATGAAACGATCCAAGGAGCCCATAGTGAACAAACGTGGTTTCTTCACTTTGTGCTCCTTGCGTCTTTCATCCTTCAAACAATCTGTCCACAAGTGCGCGGGTTGTTCTCCACGTTTATAGGCTTCCA